CTGCTTCAGTATTTATTAAGAAACATAAATCAATACTAGATTAACATTAGCTATTGATATGTGCGAAAACTTAAACGAATTAGCTAAACTTCATACTTTAAATAAGGATTTAATGAATGACGGAATTACTGCATTATTCACTAGCAAAAAATCTAAATTATGATTGACCAAAAACTAATCAAACTAAGAGACTTGGTTTCTTATTGGGAATGGAAACATAGTGCTTGTCATAAGTTTTGGATAAATGAAACATATCAAGAACTTAAAAAGGCAAGACAAAACCTAAAGGAATACAAGACTAAACATTACCCATCAACCCCATTATTAACCCAGCCTAAACCATTCTTAAGAATGAATGATTGGACTGAAAACTACGAAAATTATGCCGATTAGTACTTGCTGCGGAGCAGAAACCGATATGGATGAAATAGGCATTTGTCCTGAATGTTTAGAACATTGCGACTGGGAGGAGGAGGATGAAGATGAAATACAAAAGGATATAGATGCAGAAAATCAAATTAATGAAGATTTAATTAATAAACAAAACAAATAAAAATGGAAAAGAAACAAAACTATGGTGCTTGGAAAAAAACAACATCAAAAGGAGAAGTAATTGAATTTACTATTGAGGACAAACGTTACTCAATGTGGTTAAATCAATACAAAAAGCCTGAATCAAAAGAACCAGATTACAAAATCTATCCTAATGATTACAAGCCAAAAGCAGAAACTAAAATGGAGTATGCATCTCCAGTAAACCAACAGGAAAGCGAAGATGACCTTCCCTTTTAGCCGTATTTAATAATTATCAAAAAACAAAAACTATGAGCCAAAACAAACAAATAGCAGATTACCTAAACAAAGGTAAAAAGCTAACTACTCTTGATGCCTTAACTAAATTTGGTTGCTTTAGATTAGCATCACGAATAAACGATTTAAGGAATACCTAATTTTAAACTTATTGGCTCGAAGCTGAACCCCTAATCCTACTGGGGGGAATGCCTAGAGCCTTTTTATTTTATGGCTAAAGACCCAGCAGTATTGTTTTACACTTCTGATTTTTTAAGTGGAACATTTACTATGACGAATGAACAAGTTGGTAAATACATTAGATTATTATGCCTCCAGCATCAAAAAGGAAGATTAACGGATAAGGATATGCTTAGCATATGCTCTGCATATGATTCCGAGATTTGGGAAAAATTCAAGATGGAGGATGGATTCTACCTTAACGAAAAGATGTCAAACGAGACAATTCGTAGGCAAAAGTTTACAGAAAGTAGGAGAAACAACGCATTAACACCTAAAAGCGAAAGCACTAGCAAAGCATATGCTAAGCATATGGAAACTGAAACTGAAACTAGAACTGTAACTATAAATAAAACTAAAATACTAGATGAGCAGTTTGAGGAATTTTGGGATTTATACGATTATAAGAAATCTAGGGATAAAGCAGAAAAGGCTTGGAAAACTTTAAATAAAGAGGAAAAGGCTTTAGCTTTACAACACGCACCAGTATATGCTAAATCAACCCCTGATAAACAATTCCGTAAGCATCCAACAACCTATCTAAACAACAAATCTTTCAACGATGAAATTATTGAACGAACTATTAGTACAAAACTTAGCTACGCAGAACTCGAATGGGAACGACTTAAAAATCTTGGATAGGGATGAGTTAAAGGTTTATAAGGCAATGGAATCTATGCACATTGGCAAATGCTCAAGAATAGAAGTAACCGAGCATCTAAAGACTTGTATTGCTTTGAGTGGGATGCAAGTGCCAACAAACCAAATATTTAATTTATGCGTTTCATTTACAATAGAATCTTACGGACAATACAAACTAAAGGAACTGGGAGTAGCATTTAAGATGTTTGCAGAGGATAAGTTTACTATTGGCAATCATATAAATTTTAGTCCTAAGTTAATTGGGGAGGTAATGAATGCCTATAAGAAGATAGCAGTACAAGTAAGAAATAAAACAATTGAAGAACCTAAACAAATAATAATGCAAGTAGATGAAGAACAAGTAATGCGAGAGGAAGCCGAGTATTGGAAAACATCTAAGAAGGACTGGAGATTCCTAAACTATCAATGCTTTGATTACCTATGGAAAAGAAAACTACTAAAGATAAGCCCTGATAAAGCTGAGTACATAAAATCTAAAGTAAAAGCCTATCATTTGGCACAGGCTAAGAAACCAGAGGATATGTTAATAGATGAGGAAACTATGAGGCAGCAATGCAAAAAATATTCACTTAAACTTTATTACGATAACGAACTATAAAAAAAATAACCTATGTTTCAAACAAGTTTTATCCCACAGGGTTGGGAATGTCCTAAATGCAAAAGAATTTATTCGCCTACTACAGTTATGTGTAGTTATTGCCCTCAAAATGCTACATCAGTAACAACTTCAGGAACTACATTAACTTTTACGCACAATTTTTATTCAAGTACACCAAATCCAACAGCTAAATCAAAATGTAAAATATGTAACAGAGAAAAGTGGGAACATCCTGAAATTACATATACATAACCAAAACAAATAACCTATGAAAGAATATGTAGATAGAGAAGTTCTTTTACAAGTTAAAAGAATATATAGTCAAAATGAAGTAATAAGTGATTTGCATAGGCAACTTAGAGATGCAAATTTTAAAATTGGTGTATTAGAAAGTGAAATTGCAGAACTTGAAGATAAAAATAAATTGCTTTGTCAAAATGGAGAAAGAAATAGGCAAGATGAATATGTAAAAAATCTAAAGCAAGTAATTGAGCAAACAATAAAATCTAAACATAAGTATAAAAAATTGAGTGAAGAATTAATGTATAAAAATGCAGATTTACACTTTAAATTGAATAACCAAAACAAATAACCTATGAAAGAAACATTATCAATGATTAAATTCTTTTTTATCTCAGTTCCAGTATTCCTATGTGTTTACTGCTCTGTAATGATTTACATACAAATAAAAGAATACATCCAAAAATATGAGTAAGATAAGAGGACACGAGAACGCACAAGAAGTTAAATTAATATTTATAGATACAAAAGAGGAAATAGAGTTTAAGTCAGTAGCCTACGCAAAAAGAGTAACAGGAGTTAATGAATACCAAATAAAGGAAAGTCTTAACCCAATAAAGAAAAAAAGATTTAAGTACCAAAATAGAGAAATAACGTTCCGTATTAAGAAATAATCTAATTTTGCCTTATGGCATTACCCACAATTCCTAAATTAACGGCAAAGGCTCAAATAATATTTAATCGTTATATCCGTACAAGAGATTCACAAGACGGATTTTTTACTTGCATTAGTTGTGGGCAAACCAAAGGACACGAAGTTATGGATGCTGGGCATTATGTACCAGTTAAAGGAAGTTCTGCATTAAGATTTGATGAATACAATGTAAATGGAGAATGCAAGTCTTGTAATGGGTTTGACCAATTTCACTTAATAGGTTACCGAAAGAACCTTATAGATAAAATAGGAGAAAATATGGTAATGCACTTAGAAAGCCAACATAGGCTAATAAAGAAATGGTCAAGAACTGAATTAAACGAAATAATAGAAAAGTATAAATAATGGCGAAACTAAATCCTAATGGCAAGGTTTCCTTTGGGTCAAGAAAAAAAGGAAAGGCTAAAAAGACATCTGGTCCTAAAGACAAACCTACTAAACCTTATAACCGACAAGGCAGATAATGAAAAACACATACGGAAAGAAGCTATATACTTGTAAATGTGGTTCGGTTACCGAAGGATATGTATGGTTCGGTGAGATAAAAGAAACTAAATTCAAATGCACTAAATGTGGCAAATCAGTTGGCTATGACAATTTAGAAAAGAAAGTAGATAGTATAATTTCAATACGAACACCAACAAAAAACAGATAATGCTAATAATACCTATTATATCAATTTTAGTATCAATGATATTATCAGCAATATGGGTTTATTTAATTGATAAAAATAAAAAAAAGGATATAAATAATGAAGATTAATGAATTAAAATCTAATCCTAATAATCCTAGATTAATTAAGGACCATAAGTTTAAACAACTTGTAAAGTCTATTCAGGACTTTCCTCAAATGCTAGAACTTAGACCTATTGTCATAGATGAGAACAATATGGTCTTAGGTGGCAATATGAGGCTAAAGGCTTGTCTTGAAGCTGGGTTAACTGATGTTCCTGTAATACACGCTAACAATCTAACCGAAGCACAAAAGAAAGAATTTATTATCAAGGATAATATATCATTTGGTGAACACGACTGGGATTCTTTAGCTAATGAATGGAACATTATAGATTTAGACATACCAGCTTTTGCTAATAACGATATAGAACAACCAAAGGATAATGCCAAAGGTGGCAAGACTTGTCCTAATTGTGGTGTAACTTTGTAATTCAGTGAAAATTCAGTGATATATGGCTAACGAACAAAATTTAACACCATTCCCAAAAGGAGTATCTGGCAATCCAGCAGGTAAACCTAAAGGAGTTGAACATAGTAAAACAAGATTACTTCGTTTACTGCAATTAGTTACCAAAGTGCGTAACCCAGTTACAGGAGAAGATGAGGAATTTACAATAGCCGAACAATTAGATATGAAGATAATTGCAAAGGCAATGAAATCTGATATTCGTGCTTATCAAGAGATTCTTGATAGACTAGAAGGTAGAGCAAAACAAACTAACGAGATAGAACTATCTGGAGGACTGCAAATAAATTGGGAGGAGAAAAAAACTTACGTTGAAAAAACAGGAAGCCTATAATGGAATTATCCATAAAACAAACAACTGCCTTAGACCTATTAGAAGATAAAACAACAAATGAGATTCTATTTGGGGGAGGCGCAGGTGGTGGAAAGACTGCATTAGGTTGCTACTGGCAATTAAAGATGCGATTAAAATATCCCAATACAAGAGGACTAATTGGGAGAGCCGTATTAAAAACCCTAAAAGAAACTACCTTAGTCTCCTTCTTTCAGATAGCTAAAATGCAAGGATTAGAAGCCAATAAGCATTATAAGTTTAACGGACAAACAAGCCAAATAGAATTCCCTAATGGTTCTATTATCCTACTCAAAGACCTTTACTCATATCCTTCCGACCCTAACTTTGATGAATTAGGTTCATTAGAAATTACCGATGCTTTTATTGATGAGGCAAATCAAGTAGATGACAAAGCTAGAAATATTATTAAATCAAGGATAAGATTCCAACTGGACCAAAACGATTTAGTGCCTAAGATTCTTTACACTTGTAATCCAGCAAAGAACTGGACCTACTCGGAGTTTTATAAGCCAGAGCAAGAAGGCACAATATCTAAGAATAAAAGATTTATTACTTCACTGATAGATGATAACCCTTTTATCTCTAAGCATTACAAAGAGAACTTACTAACTTTGGATAGTGTTTCAAAGGAGAGGCTTTTATTTGGTAACTGGGAGTACTTAGATGACCCTGCACAACTTATAGACTATGATAAAATACTTGACTCTTTTACCAATACGTTTATTCCTATTGGCGATTCTTATATTACTTGCGATGTGGCACGTTTTGGGAATGATAGTACTGTTATTGGTATATGGAGTGGCTTTCGTGTTAGGTTTTATCAATTCAATGGTAAATCAGTTGTTGAGGTCGCTGAACTTATAAAGAACTTTGCAACAGAACACAAAGTACCTACATCTAACATTGTTTGCGATGAGGATGGAGTAGGAGGTGGAGTAGTAGATATTCTTAGGTGCAAAGGATTTGTCAATAATAGTTCTCCATTAGTAAACCCTGTAACAAGACAAAAGGAAAACTTTGATAATTTAAAGTCTCAATGCTATTTTAAATTAGCAGATATGGTTAACAAAGCAGAACTTTACATTCAGGCAGATGGGAAACAAAAACAAACTATTATTCAGGAACTAGAGCAAGTCAAACAAAAGTCAGTAGATAACGATATGAAAAAAGGAGTAATTCCTAAAGATAAAGTGAAAGCAGCAATAGGTCATTCTCCTGATTTTAGTGATTGTTTAGCTATGAGAATGTTCTTTGAATATTCACCAAGATTTCAAGTAAGTGTATTTTGATGTAAAAATCATAACTTTGTTTAAATTCTAATAATATGGCATTTTTCGACTTCTTAACTAAAAAGAAGATAAACACTCTATTACCTAATATTCCTTTTGATACAAGTGTCGCTATTCAACGTGGAATCGTTACTTGGCAAGGTGGTGATTCAAGAGCATTCGTAAGAGATGGATACATAGCTAATGATATAGTTTACTCAATTGTAAAATTAATTACTGATAAAGCAAAACTTGCTCCATTCCACGTTTATAAAGTTAAAGATGAAGTATCTGCAAAAAGATACAAATCATTAATGAAACAACCAGATAAGATTACTAACTGGCAAGAGGTAAACGATTTACATAAGAAAGCATTTGAGATATATACAGGAGACCAAAGATTAAACGACCTATTAAGATATCCTAATGGAGAAGATACTTGGGCAGATTTAGTTGAGCAATGGTGTGGTTTTAAGTTAATAACTGGTAATTCATTTATATATGGAAAACTTATTGAAACAGGAAACAATCAAGGTAAGCCGTTTGAATTATTTGCTTTACCTGCTCAGTATATGGCTATTATTGCAAATATCGAAATGTTCCCACCTACCAGAGTTGGCTACCAATTATACTACGGAGCAATGTGGTCCTTTGACCCAAAAGAAATATTACACGATAAATACTTTAACCCTGAATGGACAGTTACAGGTGGTCAATTATACGGACAAAGTCCTTTACTTGCAGCTGCAAGAACTTTAACTAGAAGTAATGAAGCTAAGACTGCTGCCGTTGCATCATTCCAAAATGGTGGACCAGCAGGTGTTTTATTTATGAACGATGAAAGGTTTGACCCTACAAGTGGTCAAGCACAAGCACAAGCATTAAAGAGAGCAGTTAGCGAGAAAGGTGGAGCAGCTAATTTTAACTCTATTGCAGTATCAGGTTATAAGGTAGACTGGAAACAAATAGGTTTAAGCCCTGTTGAACTTAATATTATTGAATCAGAGAAATGGGATATGAAGGCACTTTGTAATATTTACGGAGTACCATCACAACTATTAAACGATGCTGATAATAAGACTTACAATAATCAATTAGAGGGAGAGAAGGCATTGACTTTACGTTGTGCTATTCCTTTGTTGGATGCTTTGACTGAGAACTTAAATAGAAAATTGCATACTGACTGGGGATATAGAAATAGTGGATTGTATGTAGGATATGATATGAAGGTCTATCAAGAATTAGCGGCAAATAAGACAGAGCAAGTTGCTTGGTTAAATACGGCTTGGTGGATTGCACCAGCACAAAAGAATGAGATAATGGGCATTAGAACTCCAGACTATATTCCACAAGAGGAGATGGAGAAACTTTATATCCCTTCATCTTTGCAACCTACTGACCAATTCCAACCCTTGAATATTCCTGATAACCTAAACCCATAAAATGATTTGGCAAGATTACAGGAAACTCTATGCTAATGCCTTAAAACAATATTCGCCTAAGTTCAAGAAAGAACTGCAAAATCAGGTGAATACCTATTGCCGTACACAAGACTATTCCAAAATTAGCGACAAAGCCCTTAAAAAGACCATTTACAAGCTCCATTTAGCTATGGGTACTAAAATGGCTCTAATAAGTGAAAGTGCCGTTAAAAAGTCTGTAAAGGGGGTTTATGTGCCAATGGAGTACAAGTCTGCTAAGACCGATGCTTTTCAGTATGCTATTATCCAAGTCCTCCAAAATGATGGCTTAGACCAATTAGCAGCAGATATTACCAATACAACCAAAGAACAAATAAGAAGATTCCTAATTCAGTCAGCCGAGCAAAATCTTACATTGCCTCAAACAATAGCATTGCTTAGAACATCAGGCATTACCGATTATAGAGCAGAACTTATTGCTAGAACGGAAACAGGCAGAGCAGCCAATATTGGTTCAATGGTAGGTGCAACGAGTACAGGATTAGTAACTATAAAAGAATGGATTGCAGCTAGAGACAACAGAACAAGGAGAGAGCCTAGAGACCATACCGACCATTTAATTATGGATGGAACTAAACTACCAATGGAGAAACAATTTCAAGTTCCTAATAATCAAGTAGGATTAGGTTATGAACTAATGGACCATCCTTGCGATTCAAAGGCAAGTGCTGCCAATGTTTGTAATTGCAGATGTACTTTAGGATATGAGGCAGTAAGAGGTGCAAATGGTAAACTTTTAACTTTAGTAGATAACCCTCCAATGGGTAGAATAGGAGTTATTTGGAATGCCTTACAAAATGTAATGGGTCAAGCAATATCAAAACTTATAGCATCATTAATACAATAACAAAAAAAATAATAACTTTGTCAATATGAAAACATACGCATCAAAAGATACTATTGTTGAAAAACAAGATATTGGTTACGAAGTAATGGATGTTGATACCGAAACTCGTAGAGTTAAAGCAGTTTGGGCAAGAACAGGAAACATTGATTTAGATAATGATATTATAGTTCCTGAAGCCTTTACTAAAACTCTAAAAGAAAGAGGTCCATCAGGTAAAAACTTAATATGGTCTTTAGTTGACCATTGTGCTGAAATGGAAGCCGTAATAGGTAAACCTGAGCAATTATACATTGAGGGAGATATGCTTATCGCAATCACTCCAATAGTAGAAACTGAAACAGGCGAAGATATGATTAAGATGTACGATGCAGGTCTTATCAATCAGCACTCAATTGGATTTAGTACAATTAATTCAAGCGTAGATAAAAACGGAATAAGAACAATAAGTGAACTAAAACTTTACGAAGGTAGTGCAGTATTATGGGCAGCAAACCCAGAGACACCAACTATTTCAGTAAAGAGTGAAGTTAAGAAAGAGCAATTAGCAAATAGGCTAGAGAAACTCTTGAAAGCGTTTAAAGGTGGTCGTTTCACAGATGAGACCTTTGCGTTGATGGAGATTGAAATAAAAAGGATTCAATCAGAATTATTAGAAATTGAAATCGTTAAAGAAATCACTCAGACCGAGCAATCACCTGAGCCGATAATCGAAGAAATTAAAAACAATGATGAACAAGTCCTGAAGGCAATTAAAGAATTTAATAAAATACTAAAAAAGTAAAAATGGAAAACGTAATTAACGAAATGGCTGAGAACCTTAAAGGTTTTCAAGCTAACATCGAAGCTAAGTTAGAAGAAACTAAAGCTGAGATTAGAGTTGTAAAAGATGAAGCACAAAAACAATTTGATGCTCAAGCTGCTGCAACAAAAAAAGCTGCAAAGCGTGAAGTAAAACATCTTGACGAAGTTATCATCGAAAAATTAGATGGTAAAATGGATGAGATGGAAAAACAAATGAAGTCTAACGGAAAATTCCGTTTAGATTTAAGAGATGTAAAGTCAATGACTTTATCTGCAAGTTTAACAGGAGATGCTCAAGCATCTTATGCTCTTAATGCATCTGTATTGCCAAGTCAAGCAGTAAACTTTAGAGATTTAATCCCTACTGTTCGTTCTGAAAGTGGTTTGTATGTATTCTACAAAGAAACTGCAACAACTAACAATATTGCTGCTCAAACTGAAGGTTCAAACAAAGGTGAGAATAACTACGCATTAAGCGAAGTGAAAGTAGTTAATGACTACATCGCTGGTTTCTCTACTTTCTCTAAACAAATGGCTAGAAGTTTACCTTTCTTGAGTACAACTTTACCAAGAATGTTAACTAGAGATTTCTACAAAGCTGAGAACTCTGCTTTTTTCTCTACTGTATCTGCTGCTGCAACTGGTTCTACTACAACTGCTGAGACTGTTGATTTGAAGCAATTAGTTGACTACATTGGCAACCAAAAGAGTGCAAACTTTGTATCTTCTGTTGCTTTAGTAAGTCCTTCTCAATTAGGTCGTTTATTGAAAGAAACTATTACTAATGGTTATTATGCTGGTAATGGTAGTGTTATTGTTAATCCTAATGGTGGTATGACAATATGGGGTACTCCTGTAATTGCTGCATCTTGGGTAACTGATGACAAAGTACTTATTTTGGATAACAACTTCTGCGAAAGAGTTGAGGTTGAAGGAATGGCTATTGAATTCTCTTATGAGAATGCTAGTAACTTCCAACAAAATATGGTTACTGCTCGTATTGAGTGTTATGAAGATATTAACTTAATGCAACCAACTTCAGCTATTTATGCTGACTTAGGAAACGTATAGTTCTAATCTTACATAGATATAAAGACCCCTTGCTATTTAGTAGGGGGTTTTTTATTATAAATAATGTAAATTTGTAAAAAAGATATATGGCATATTCTAATTTTATTATAGATTTTACTTTAACCGATATAGGTACTGTGGTTGAACCTGTAACATTAGCAGAGGCTAAATTGTATTGCAGAGTAACTACTTCCGTTGATGATAACCAAATTACATTAATGATTAAACAAGCAAGAGAAGCCATTGAAGTAGGTACTGGCTTGAGTTTAATACCTAAGACTGCCGTTGTTTGGTTTACTAATTTTGATGGTAGTTTTAACCTTCCTTATGGACCAGTTAATAGTTTTACTTCATTAATAGACCAAAATAACGATACAATAGATGCTGCTGATTATACTTTAGTAGGGGGTAAGTTCCCACAATTACAAAGACCTCCTCTTAGGAATTTAAAGGCTACTTATGTGGTTGGATATGCAACTGTCCCTAATGACTTAAAAATTGCTATTTTAGACCAAGTAAGCTACGATTACGAGAATAGAGGATTAGATTCAAATACAGGTATTTGTGAAAAGTCTTGGAAAGCCTGTCAACGCTGGACAAGAATAAGCCCAATATTATGAGATTAGGAAGCAAGAAAGCAAATTATGTGGATGCCAATACAATGTACTCTGAAATAGGCTTATATGTGCCTACAAGGACATCTGATGGGCAAGGTGGCTTTACTACTACCTTTGCCTTGCAAGAAGTTGTATTTGGTGATTTTCGCCCTGAGAATCAAAATAGAACATTGCAAGAGGCACAAATAACTTTTACTCGTGCAGCTAAGTTATTTATTAGATACGATGTAACTATTACTGAGAATTATCAAATTGATGCTGAAGGGGAAAGATATACAATACATTCTCTAAAGGATGTAGAAAATCAGTTTAGATTTTACGAAATATTAATGTACTTCTAATGGCAGACCAAATTTCTTTTAAGATTGAAGGTTTAGATGCTCTTATTAAAAGATTAGGGAAATTATCGCCTAAGATTGCTAAAGAGGTTGCTATGGAAGTAAATGCCTCTGCATTAGCTATACAAAGCAAAGCTAAAAGAGATGTAAAGGTTGATAATGGTACTCTAAGAAATTCAATACAATTAAAAGAAGTTAATGTAGGTACTAAAATAGTTTATACAGTAGGAAGTGCTTTAAAATATGCTCCTTATGTAGAATTTGGAACAGGTGGAGAAGTTAATGTACCTGCTGGTTATGAGACATTTGCGATACAATTTAAGGGTAAAGGAATTAGAAAAATAAACTTAAGAGCAAGACCTTATTTAATACCAGCATTTGAAAGTGAGATTCCTATTTTAAGAAAGAACATAAAAAATGTAATAGCTAATGTTAAATCCTAATATTGAAATAAAGAAGTGGTTTTATACTAACTTGACAAGTTCAAGTGGATTGCCTGTATATGATGGTTATGCTCCTAATAATGGCGTAAATGAATATATCATTATGAATGGCAGAGCATCAACGCAAGAGCAAGGCAAAATCAGTTACACTAATGGAGTTACGATTGATGTTGACATTGTAATAAAAAATAGTAACTTTGGCTATAAAAGAGCCGAAACTATAAGTGATTTAATACTAGCTGCAATCAATTCACAAACTGCAATAACCCTTACAAATGGGTTTTATGCTTCAAGTTTAGTGGTAGGTGCAATTAGAAACTTAGATGCCTTAGAACCTTCGGACAATATATTTAGAACGATAATAACTTATAATTTAATAATAACTCAAAATTAAAATAAAATGGCAGAAACAAAAGTATCAGCAAGAGATTATATCCTTTTAGCTGACATAGATAACGACGGAACATTTAAGCCTGTTGCTTGTCTTACAACTAACTCAATGACATCAAATGTTAACACTATTGATGCAACTTCAAAATGTGGAGACCAATATCAAGCTGGTCCTTCATTTACTCAATCATTCAAAGGTGATGGTTTTGCAATTGATGAAACAGGAACTCCAAGTAAGGATTCTTACCAACAATTGTATGCTGCTCACGCTGCAAGAACATCTTTTAATATGAAGATGGGTAAAGCAACTCCAACCTCTGGTGATATAGTTTATTCAGGTCAGGTATTTATTAGCGATTTTGAAGTAAACGCTGACGATAAAGATGATGTTAAATTTACTGCAACTTTTGTAGTAACTGTACCACCATTAACACAAACTGAAACTGCATAAATAATAACCTATTTTTGAATTAAGACTAAACAACAACACAATTCAATTAAAATGGGGTACTTGGTCAATGCGTGAATTTTGTAACGAACGAAATATCACAATAGACAAATACTTTGAAGTTCTAGGTAATAATCAATTTGATTTAGATATTATTGTTAAATTAATATATATCGGATATAAATCAGCTTGTTTAACAAATAAACAAGAAGTTGAATATACTGAAAACGATGTTTGCGATTGGATGGATGAAATAGGCTCAATTTTTCAATCCGAAGGGCAAGTACTTGGTTACTTAAAGTATATTGTGCAAAACACAATTACGGCAGTGCAAGGTACTCCTAAAGAAGAAAAAAAAAAGTCTAACAAAGCTAAATTGGGATGATATTTTAGTTAAGGCTGCTGAATGTAATATACGCCCAAACGAGTTTTGGGAGATGACTTGGAAAGACTTTTCTATTATCGTAATGGGTAAAGAAAGGCAAGAGTTAAACGAATGGGCAAGGACTAGAAACCTTGCCTATATTGTATATTTAAGTAACACTACTGAAAAATCGCCTAAGTCAATTAAGGCATTTTGGAGCATACCAGCTATTGATGATTTAGATGTTGATGAGGAAAAGGTAATGTTAACGAATGACCAATTGGCAAGGACATTAAAATTGTACGGAGTAAATTAATATAAGATGGCAGAAAATTTTGATAAGTTTAGCATTAGCATTGATGCAGATGTTTCATCGTTACAATCTAGCTTAAAAGCTGCCGAAAATACACTTGCCCAATTTGAAAGTGCATTAAAGAAAGCTACAAGTATTGGAGAAATTAACTATTTAAATAAAAACATAGCTAATTTAAACACTACAATTAGTAATTTAAAGCAACAAGCTAATCAATTAGGTAAGCCTTTAGGAGATGCATCTCAATCTCTTATAAACTTCTCTAGAATTGCTCAAGATGCTCCTTATGGTATAATGGGTATTGCGAATAACTTAAACCCTATGGTTGAGTCATTCCAAAGATTAGCACAAACCGAAGGTGGAACTAAGAAGGCATTACAAGCAATGGTTTCTGGATTAATGGGACCAGCAGGTATTGGAGTTGCAATTGGTGTAGTATCTTCTTTAGCAGTTACTTTTAGCAAAGAAATATCAGAATTCTTTAAAGGACCAACTAGCGAACTAGAAAAGTTTAGAGATGAATTAAATAAAGTTGCACAAGAAATTTATAAGTTAATAGGTCAAGAACAAACTAAAAGAACTAAAGGAATACTTTTAGTTGAACTTATTACAGGTGGGAATAAAACACAACAAGAAGAAGCATTAAAGCAACTAAAAAAACTATATGGAGATAGTAAGGCTATACAAGATGCAAAACTTGGAGCAGATAAGGCTTTCTATACTACTTTAGTAAACCAAGCAGCAATTCAAAGTGGTGCAGTAGCTACTGAAAAAAATAATGCTGCACAATTAGATAAATTGTATGCAGAGCAAATACAAAATGAACAAAAAAGAAATGCAGAGTTACAAAAATTAGATAAAGGTGAAGGTTTAGGATTTTTTAAAGCTGGTAAGGGTGCTTATCAAAAAAGAATTGATGAATTAAAATTAGAAGTAAATACTCAATATGATATTTTAGGTAAAGAAATTGAAAAAAATATTGCTAATTTAGAAGCTAGAACTTTTAAAGCATTACAAAATATTACTTTATTACCTAGTCCAGATAAGATTGTAAAACCTAAGAAAGAACCAAAAATTAAATCTCCTGTAAAGTTAATATCTGATGGAGTTTATGATGCATCTTTAGAAGAACAAGCAAGAGAGCAACTAAGTAAAACACCATTTATAAGTAAAATTCCTGAGGCAGCAAATATAGGTAGTGGTAGTTTATTTGGAATGTTTGATGAAAATTTGAATGGTAAAATTAGAACTACCAAAAATGAATTAAGTGATTTCCTTAAACAAACTAAAGAAGGGTTTGCTCAAGCAAATATGGAAGCTAATCAATTTGCTAATCAAATGGCAAGTGGAGTTACAAATTCATTACAAAGTGCTTTTGATGCTTTAATGAAAGGAGAAAATGTATTTGAAGCATTAAGTAATTCAGTATTGCAATTTGCAGCAGATTTAGGATTTGCAATTATTAGAGCACAATTATTAGCTTATATACAAGCAGGTCTTGCAACAAGTGGAACAGGATTAGCAGGTGCAGCAGCAGGAGGAGGAGGAATTTTAAATATGCTAATGAATTTATTAGGTCTTGGTGTTACTAAAAATGCTAAAGGAGGTATTACTAATGGACCATCTTTAGGTTTAATTGGAGAGGCTGGACATGAGGCAATTATGCCTTTAAGTAAGTTATCAAGTTTCTTAAATACTTCTTTTAAC